GAAAAATTACCTGATTGCTGGCAGACCCTTGAGGATTGCTTAAATGCAGGAGTAACTAGGGTAATCCTTTTCGGACCCCCTGGAACTGGTAAGACCTATGCAGGCATTAAGCATGGCGACGTCTCACGAGGCGCTCACCGATTAATCTGCACCGAAGACATGACTAACCTTGACGTAACGGGTGCATTCATGCCCTCTCACGACGGTAAGTTCATGTGGGTTGCTGGCTCCGCTTTAAAGGCGTGGCATGGCGACGGTACCCAAGGCGCTCGATTAGTCGTAGACGAGATTGACAAGGCTGGTGGCGACGTGTTCGCAACACTCCTTGCGATGCTTGATTCGGAAGAGTCGGCAAGTTGGCAGAACCCCGACACTGGCGAAACTCACACTCCTAAAGAGGGGTTCAGTGCGGTCATGACAACCAATATTGAAGACGTCAACGAGTTGCCTGAGGCACTCAAAGACCGATTCCCAATCGCAATCAGAATCAATCAACCACATCCCGATGCACTCAAGCGTCTATCTCATGATTTACGTGCCGTGGCTATCGCTCTTGCGGATGCTGGGGACCAACGTATTTCGTTGCGCACATTTATGGAATTTGATAAATTGCGAGCAACACTCGGGGACGAGAAAGCATCTAAGTACATCTTTGGACGTCGTGCCGAAGGAATTCTTGATGCGATGAAAATCAATGCTGTTGGGTCATCAACCTGATGACTAAACCAAAAAATCGAGAAACAAAATTTCCTGAGCCGCATTTCATCAGTCGTAATGACCGTCCTGTAGGGCGCTGGACCGTAGAAGAATGCGCTCCTAAGCGAGGGGTGGCTTACTCTAATAACGTTGAGCGACGTATTGTCGCCCCAACTGGTAATTCGAAACTTGAGAGACTTATTCGTGCGCATGAATTAATGCATACTAAAATTTCTCCTGCAGATGATTACGAGAAATGGATTAAACGTGGCATCGCATCGCACCAATCAATGGTCGCTGTTGANGAGTTGAGAGTTAATTACGGNTTNAAACTACAGGGCTTTGATGTCGCTGAACTTCTTGACGGTAATGAAGATGCTGACGGTGAGTATGTCGCCATTCATAACCAATGGGATAGCGCTGTAATCTTTGCAGTGGCGACCGCAGGCACGGGTGGCGCTAAACGCTTCTTGGTTGGTGTTCGTCGGCATAACAAATTGTGGGCTGACTCTTTGGCTACAATCCAAAAAAGGTTTTTGAAAGAAATTAAAAAAGATACTAGTAGGGCAAGTAATGGTGTTTACTCAACGAGGGTTGAGAACGAATCAGGCTTGGCTCCACGTGGCTTTCAATGGACTGAACGTATGGCTGAGTACCTCGACCGCTTATGTAAGAACGAACCAAAACCTATCGAAGCCAAAACTGCGAAGAAGGACACAGAAGGTGAGGCTGACGAAGAAGGTGACGTTGTGTCATCGGTTGGACCACAGTCTGAATCAAGTACTCCTGAAGAAGAAGTTGAAGACATCACTCGTTTGAGTCCTTTGAGTTCAAAAGGCGATAACGAGGATTGGGGCAAACTAATTTGGGGCAAAGTTCCGCTGACAAAAACCGTTCAAGGGAATTTGGGACGTAAACGTATCTCAAGTAATTTAGGACGGAACCCAAGACGTATTCACAGACTATATACAGACCCTCAACGACGTATCTTTGACAGAGTCAAACGTGCGCAAGGTGGAATTGTTTTAGTTGACGGTAGTGGCTCAATGCAATTGACTCATGCAAATATTATTCAGATTCTTGAATCAGCACCTGGAGCCCTTGTCGCTATCTATTCCGACATGGACAGAGGTCGGGGTAAATTGCCGAACATTCACATCGTCGCCAAAGACGGTAAGACAGTTGCTAACGAAAAGGGTCTCCCCGAAGTTGGCGCTGGCAATGGTGTTGACTATCCCGCACTCAAGTGGGCTGTTGGTCAACGAAAGAATCACAGGACTCCGCTAATTTGGGTTACTGATGGCGGAGTGTGTACACCGACTGGCGGACTCAACGACAGGCTTACGATGTCTTGTATCAAGGAATCAATAGACAGTAAAGTCTTGGTTGTTGAAGATGTTGAAGAGGCGGTTAACGCTCTAAAGAAACTTCACATGCGACAAGAGGTCACAAGAAATTGGCCTGTCTACTTCAGTCAACTCATCCGAAAAGTTGGCGGAGTTCAAAAGATTCAAAAGATTCAAACCGCAAGGTCGGAATCCAATTAANAAATCGTCGTGCACAGTCCTCCGTGGTTGTTGTGACTGTGCACGCATATTTTAAATTATCTGTTATTTTTTTNAAAANAAAATTATCTTCCGCGGTTAAAACACTTCACGGTGGTGGAAGACTATTAATTAACGAGGAGCGCGCATGAATGTTCTGTCCCAAATTCTTGTAACCTGGAGGACCCAAACAAACAATGAAATCTTTTGCCAATTCAAATCTAAATCAACAATCTCCAACTGAGAACCTATCCACAAGAACAGATATAAAGCCAGGGAATAAATGACACATGTAATACAGAACATGAACACGCCTGCTTTGAGTGCTTTGCCCTGCTCGTTTAAGTCAACTGGAGGAGGCGGGAAATTGTCGTACTGCATTTTAGTTTTCTCGATTCTGAACTATTTGATGAACACGTTGGCGAGAAAGTTCAAAAACATCTGCGATTGCGCGCAACGATTTTCCGCTGCGGTGAAGTTGAATAATCTCAGAGTTTCTACTTTGGTTAGTAGATGGTCCAGGGCTCAGCGGTCCCCATTGCCAATCCGTGACCTGCTCCAGACGAGCAATGCGTTCAGGGCTCAACTCGCCTCGCTTGTATCTCTGACGCATATAACCTACCCAGGCACCCAGCGGGACTTCACGTCCATCAACGTGCTCAATAAAGACGGCGGGAACTCGACAGTGCCCTTCGCGGGATGTGAAAATATTCAGACTTTTGATAGCAAGTTCGAAGCGTGTGTTGTTGTCCATGGCTGAGACAATAGCAAAAGATTTTAAAAAGTTTTTGAAAAGCCCCGTTTTATTTTTTTTATCTTCAAAGGCATCACGGTGGTGGAAAGGAATACCAGAGAGGTATAGTTGTGGCCATGCCTAAAAACAAAAAAGACAAAGAGCCAATCGTTAAGCCTTCTGCTGAATTTATGAGAGATATTCAGGCAGAGTTAAACGAAGATGGCTCATCTGTGATTGGTGGTGCACAGGACAGGGACAGCGGCAAATATGTGATATGCGTACACGTACCAGCATCAGCGTTGGAGGATGGAGTTGGCCCAGAGATATTCCCCACCCTTGAGCATAATAAGTACTACGTTGCTTTTTCTACAGAACTTATTTATATAAAGTCAGAAGAAATCAACGAAAAATATTCTACANATGATGAGAAAAATTACGCGCTAAACGATTGGTTGATGAAATTCATCCCAGACATCTTTCAAAAGATTGAAAAAATGGAGCCGCAGAACTTCTAAGTAAAGGGAGAGTCTCGCGAAGAACCAACCACCGAAGAACACACACTTCGCGAGAACTCTCAACCCATTATAAAGCACACGACAGAAAGGGGAAAATGTCGTGCGCCTAATGAAAGAATACATTAATTCGCTGCGCGGCCAGAGAACTCTAAAGAAATTTTAAACTTTTCTACCAAATATGCGGCCGCAGCCAAATCNTCTGCTACAGTGTCCACCGNAGAGCCCCGACTTCTTTGATTCAAAGGGAAACGGGGTTCTTATACTTCAGGCCGAAGGAACCATCCGAAATACGAATTTGACCCAAATTGCTGGGGCGGCAGAGCACTGTCCAAATTTAAAAGTTTGGCAAAGTTTCCCCCAGACCCCCTTCAAAACTTCTAAACCCCCCAATTGTTGTAAAGATTCCGAGTTGTTGATTCTGGTTTGGAACGTAATAAGTTACCTCAAACCAATACGGTGGTGGAAAGCGATTGGTCTATATGTACACTGGCGGTTTATGAGCAACAAGTTCACCAAGGAAGAGCGAGAGAACCAAGCAAGAGACAGAAGGAAGAAACTGTCTCTCATAACTCTAGAAGAAGTTGTTGAATTGTTTGACNATTGGATATTNGTACTTAAGTCAGAGTCTGCTCGAAAACCTTTAATGAACGATACGCGGCGGCAATTATTGGCGATTGCCATTCACGATTATGGCATGGACTACTGTAAGCAGGCAATAGACGGATGCTCTAACAGTCACTATCACATGGGNCGNAANAAGCANGGTAAGGTNTATAACTCAATAGAATTAATCTTCAGGGACAACGAGCACATAGAGCGCTTTGCNGGATACATGGATGGTGGCGGATGACTAACGAAGAACTNCAATCTTTTGTCAAACTGGTGTATGCGTCCTATGACCGCATCCTGGTCCCTAAAGATTTAACAGACGTATGCCGTGCATGGAAGCCATTCCTCCAAGAGTTTGACCTACCTACTTGCGAAAAAGTTTTACCAAATATATGTATGCAATCTTTATACCTACCAAAAGTTTGGGAAATTAGAATAGGGGTATTAAATTACCTAAATAAAATTACCCCTCCACCGAATGCCCAAGAAGCATGGGCCAATTATGTTGGGATAATGGCGAGCATGAATAACGGGGCTTCTAGTGACCATTCTCCCCACCAAGTTCTTGTAGAGACTATGAGGGCTCTGGGTAAAGGCGCAGGCAATCTAAATGCACAGTATGACCGCAAACAGTTTGAAGCCGTATATGACTCCAAATTGCGCCAATTTCAACTACAAAATTATGGGATTTAGAAAAAAGACGCACGAGCGCAACACTTTTTGCCTTTTTATTAACCTAAGCAGTAAACTGACCCCAAAGGAGTAATTGATGTTGGATTACTACGAAACTCATGAACCGTATTCATCACCCGAACAGTGTTGGGCTGCGGCTGGTTGGTTTGTCTTTATTGAAGCCTATTCCAGTCCTTATGTTCAAAAGGCTACTGCGTGCCATAAGGCTACGGGTCGCATAGTTGAGGTGATTATCAACAGGNCAAANAGCGATAAGTTTGCTAACCAATCNTGGAATCATCAAGTACTCAATGCCCTNATTAAACTACGATAGGGCTAGTTAAATTGCCCAATCTTTGTATTCATATTTTTATTCCCTTATTCTTACCCCTTTCTACCCATAGGACAGAATTACGGTTAATGTGTCAGTATGCGTAAAAATGTCGGACGACCCCCTAAGGCTCCAACAACCGACAAGTGTTCATTGACCCTAATACTGCCAAGTCATATTAAATCAAAACTTATTACAGACTCTCAGGCTTATGATATGACTCTTACTGAATATTTAATCTCCCTTATAGAACGTAACAATTAAAATGGGCGCGCCTGCCAAGCGGGTTGATTACCCAGATAGGGATTACAACCTAAGCATTCGTCTATCTGGCGCTCAGAAGAACCAGATAATCGATGCGGCCGAAGAGCAGAACATCCCAGTAAACCAATTGATTCTTTATGCCGTCTGGACATTCCTTCGTTCAAAGCAAGGAATCCCTTTGCCAGGCTCTTCCCAGTTCGCCAGAAACTCCCCACAAGATTTGCTTCAAGCCTATCTAAGTGGAGAAACCCTNCTGATGCCATGTGGTAAACCCAAATGTAAAATGGTGCCGATTGCTTTATCTGGCATGGAGTTTTGCGATACTTGCAATGTTAGGATTGGCTAATGCTAGTTATCAAATCAGAAATGGATATCTTTGCCTTTATCAAAGAAGGCTTATCAAGTGCAATCGCTCATGGAGTCAACACAATAGGGGTCATGGGTGGCTTTGCTGGTGTTATTGCAAGCAAATATCCTGAACAATGTGCTGGATACCTTGAACTTTGTGAAATCAATAAAACCCATCCTCACACCATCATTGATGGAGGTATGGCTCTTGAGGCGGTAAAAGAAAACAACCCGACCATCTATCACCTTGTCACTCAGATAAACCCTGGCGCCGATGCACGCATCGAATTCATAACAGAAGCCTTGGATTGGGCTATTGAAATGGCTAAGAAACGTGGTCTTGATTCAATTGCTATCCCTGCAATCGGAACTGGTATTGGTGGGCTTGATTATGAAGAAACAGTTTTAATCTTGAGAGAACATTTGAAGGATGATAAGTTCCCAATTTACCTTTGTGTTAGGTAATTAGTCGTTCCACATTTGGGCCAAAGTAGGCCTTGAAGGTTTAACTTTTCTTTTTCTTTGCTCTGCTGCAAGTTGTCTTGATGTTAATCCAGCCCAAACACCATGCATATCCGCAGGTGGAAACTCCAATGCGTACTCTAAACAATGTGCCTTTACTGGACATCCCTTACACATCGCCCGAGCCTTTGCAATGTATGTAATGTCCTTATGTTCTTTGGGAAACATTAGGTAAGTCTTACCCTTACAAGCAGCACGCCCAACCCACTCGTTGATGTGTATTCCTCTCACAACAATCGGTTGGGGTTTTCTTTTGGGCATATTTTTATTTACCAATTTTTTTACTACTTCTGCGCTTGACTTGAGACTTAGTAGCCTCTGCTACCTTGTCTCCTTCTTGTACATAGGTGTGATACGGAGCCCCTGTATAGGGGTCAAACTTTGCCGCCGCCGCCAGGGCTTTCAGCACATACTGCTTAGCGGTATTGATATTTAAATCTTTTGCTTTATGGGTTAAGGCATGTAAAGCGCCCATTGCATATTGGGCCCCAGTGCCTAAAGCGTAAACACCAGCCGAGTCGGAAAACCACGAGTAGTCACTCTCTACTGTGTAAATGACCCCATTTATGACCACGATTACTGAAGACCCTTGTTCTGCTAAATGCTCTGATTGTTCGTTTTGGGGCGCAGCGTAACCTTGCATCTCAAAGCATTCTCTTAGTGCTGGTATAAATTTGACCGTTATAAATTGGTCAAGTTTTTTACCTTTGAGATTTGGCGGCGCAGCAGGCGGAGTAAAAGCATGATGCAGGATATTTATTGCTCTTACATCTCCAGCAGCCCCTAAGACGTAACGACCATTAATCGCTAATTTGCCCGACGATTCCCTTAAGGTAACTATTTGAGTGACAGAACCGTCCGATGAGACATCAGAAACCTGTGAATCAGCACAGACTACAGCGAAGCCATCTCCTTGAATACCAATAATTGTTGTCATTCAACAGCCGTATATTCCTTACCGTTATACATTGCCCAGCCGTCATAGATTGCGATGTTTTCGTAAGAGAACCGATGCTTACCTTTTTCTTCGTATTTGACAACCGCCAGACCTTGTTGCCAATTTTCATATCTGACAAGTGGTCGACCATCTAAATCAACACCTTGTTTCGTCGAAGGTATAGCACCATCAATTCTTGCCAAACATCCAGGACTTGCGGCCATAATTGTGCGAGAGCCGTCATAGTCCTCTCGTGTTTTGAACGCCTGTTCAATTCGATGTATATGTCCAAAAATTACAGAAGTCTTTTCTGAATCCAGATACATGTGTGCCGTTGAACCATTTGAACGAACCTTGTCTCCGTGTATAACTCGGAGTTTTTTATTAATCCAAATATCCGACGACGGATAACCTGGACGGTATTCAACACCATATTCATCCATTCTGCAAAGGTAAGGAACTGAAAGAACTGGCCACGATTTTGGGGTATTCCCCTTTCGTAGACCATATGCCGCGCCAGCGTTGACAAGTAAATACTTAGGCATTCTTTCTTCGTGATTACCAGCAAGCCAAATAATTTTAGCATTTGGCGCCGTCGCTCTCATTTGAGCGCAAAATACTGCAGCCCTGTCAATTGATGCCTGAGTAGTCTGTGCATACGCTGGNTATGTCAGATATTTACCCATTTCTGGTAANTCAAGATTGTCGCCGACACAAACAATAAGTTTTGGGTCATGTTCCTTAATGACTGCAAGAGCAATACTTAAAGCCTTTTCGTCGTGTGTGGGCTCTAGTTTGCCAGCCTCATTTCTGTAAAAACCAATTTGTATATCAGGCACAATAACGCACGTTTCAAAGTCATTATTGACCTTTGGTTTTGTGA